CGCCCAATGGGTAACCGCGTGGGAGTCGGAGATCACGCGCAAACTCTGCGGGCCCGGCGAACACGCACGGCTTGACACCGACGTCTTGCTCCGCGGCAATATGCGCGATGCGGGTATGGCGCTGTCAAAACTCGTACTCGCCGGGATCCTCTCACCGAACGACGGTCGGAAGCGCATGGGCTTGCCTCCGATCGAAGGCGAACAGTTTGAGATTCCGAGTGTCTCCATGCCAGGCGGCATGAGCGCCGTCCAGGGCGACAACGCGGCCGGCAACATGGACGCAGGAGAAGACAATGCTTGAGATTCGCACAGCCAAACTAGCCATGACCGGCGACAAGATCGGCGGCTACGCCTCGGTCTATGACGCTCCGAGCCATCCGCTGACCATTCGCGGCATCAATGGCGGCAAGCCATTTACCGAACGTGTGGCGCGCGGTGCGTTTGATTCGTCACTCGGTAGCAACATTTCGCTACTCGTTGGTCACGATTCGCGCGACCTACTCGCCAATACCAAGAGCGGATTGCTGCAACTGCGCAGCGATCAGCACGGCCTCGCTTTCGAGGTGACGCTCCCAGACACACAACGGGCAAAGGACGTGCGCCAGTTGGTGGACGCTGGCGTCTTGTCTGAAATGTCGTTCGGTTTCCAAGTCATCGCCGACAGTTGGGTCGGCAACACTCGCACACTCTCGCAGGTTGCGCTGCGTGAAGTTTCCATCGTTGAAAACGGCGCTTATCCGCAGACAAGTGCCGAAGCAAGAACCCTCCAGTCGGGCCTTGCCCGTCTACGTCTGCGTCTAAGGATGCCGCTATGAAACTGTCCGAAATGTTTGAGACCCGTAAGGCGCTCGTTGCAGAGCGTGATTCCATTCTCGCCCAGGACTCCATGTCCGTCGAAGTCGAGGCCCGCGGCCACGAAGTCGCCAACGAACTCGGCAAGCTCGATGCAGAGATCCGCGCAGCGCAAGTGCGCGAACGTTTCGCTTCATCGTCTGCCATTGAGAACCTCGGCAAGAAGACCGAAGAGCGCTCAATGGACATTCGCGCTTCCAAGAAGTACGAAGAGCAGTTCGTCAACTACCTCCGCACGGGCCAGATGCCCGAGCAGCGCGAACTGATCTCGACCGCGTCGAGTTCAATCCTGATTCCGAAGGTGTATCAAGACGCTGTTCTGAAGTACCTCGATGCAAATAGCATCATGCGTAATATCGCAGACCTCCGCACTGGTGTTCAGGGCTATCAAACCCTGCGCTTCAGCACGCTGAAGACTGCGGATTACACCTCTGCCTGGACACAAGCAGACACCGGAACGGTTGCCGCAACCGCTGCGGATCCGCTGTTCAAGGAAGTTCCCCTGGCACCGATCCCATGTTTGCCAAAGACCGAAGTGAGTCAGCAACTGATTCTCCAATCGGACGCCGGATTTAACGTGGAAATGGAAGTGACCGAGCATCTCCAGCGCCAGCTGCTCAAGAATTTGGAGTGGGGCTACGTGGCTGGATCCGGCACGAATGCACCGACGGGCATCTTTACCGTCAAGGCATCGACCGGAGTCACCACCGATATCAACATCACCACTGCAACGAGCACTGGTACTACCCGCGCCCTGGCAATCACTGCCGGTGCAACGGTTGCGAAGTTGTCCGAAATGCGCTACACGAAGTTGCCTGCGGCGTATTGGGGATCCGCTTCGTGGATCTTGCCGCAGGACACTTACGCAGCAATCGCCGGTCTCCTAGTGAACAACGTTCCAATCTTTGTGCCAAGTGCAGACGCCGCGCTTGTTGGTGCTGCTCCGTTTACGCTAATGGGTCTCCCGGTGTACATCACCGAGTACCTCCCTGCGCACGTTGCAACCGCCAGCACCGGCAAGAACTGCATTGCAGTCTTGGGCAACATCTCCGAATCGTTCGCGATCCGCGAATGGGGCGGCATGTCCATCACGCGCGACGAGTTCTCGCTGTCCGGTACTGCACGTATCCGTTACCAAGGCATGCAGTTCGCAAACTCCGACTTCACCCGCGTCAATGCGCTGGTGCAGTTGCAAGTTACGAACGCCTAATTCTGATCCTCTCATCCTTCAGGTGGGTGGGGCTTCGGCCCCACCTACCTGCAGCGAGGAACCATGGCCCTAGATATTGCAAAGTTCCGTAGCTGGGCTCGCATTCCTCACACCGAGGATGACCCGGCTATTGGCATTGCATGGGCAGCAGCAGTTCGGGAACTTGAAGAGCGCACCGGATGGTGCGTGGAGAGTGTCACCAGAACGCAGTGGGTGCCTCAGGCGCCCGTCACGATCTACGGCGGTCTGTACCTTCTTCTGCAGCGCCAAGGCGACCTAGCCGGCACTACGGCCACCTACAGCGACAGCGCTACGGTGCCGCTGACCGGCACGTGCGCGAAGATCATGATTAACGGTCTGATCTATGTCGATATGGAGATTGACGCCATTACCTACCCGGTTACCTTGACGGTGACCGCCAGCAATGCCGCGTTGAATCCTCTCCTTGAAATGGCACTGTTGAACCGCGTTGCGCAGAAGGTTGCGGAGCGCGGCGACGACACGAAGGCGCTCGACTCTACCTACTGGGATCGGATTACCTCAATGATGGGTAAGGGGATTGGATAATGTCCATGGGGCATGTTCCATCCGGAATGATGCGCCTCGTCATGACGGCGCAAAATCCAGTACGCACCGTCGATGCGTTTGGGCAGGCGTCTGAGTCCTGGTTGTCCTTCGCCACCTTGCCGGTGCACGTCGAGCTCGCGAACACCTCAGACACGATGAATGAAGGCGGGCCAGCAACGCGCACGGATTGGCGAATCCTCGCCCCCTGGCATCCGAGCATGAACAACCGTAGCCGGTTGCTTTGGTACGACAACGGCACCGAGCGCACCTTTACCGTCCGCGCCTGCTGGGATCGCGACCAACGCCGCCGCCGGCTAGAGATTGAAGCCTCTGAGGTCACGCCGTGAATGTAGTCAAGGTCAAGATCGACACCAAGGAAGTGCGCGACATCTTGCGCCGGCTATCTCCGCGCCTCAATGAGTCCGTGCGTAAGAAAGCAATCCGCAAGGCAGCAAAGCCATTTACTGCATCTCTTAAAGCGTTGTGGATTAGTGCACCATACCGAGGTAAGAACCCGCACCGTAAGGCAATCGGCGCGGCAACCAAGTTAAGTTCCCCGAAGCGCATGGGCGGCGAAGGTGCACCGATCCGCGTGGAGCTCGGGGTAGTGCTTGGCAAGAAGGGCGGCGCCAGGGCAAAGGGCATGCAGTACGTCTACCCCTGGTTAGAGAACGGATTCAAGCATAAGGCATCAGGCAAGTTTATTCCCGGTTCCAACCGCAGTTTGGCGTGGAGTCGAGTCAACGTCAATGCGTTTATGCGGTCGATAGCAAACGAGATTCTTATTGAGGCTCGCAAGATCCTAGGAGCCAAAAATGTCGCTTGAAGCCATCCATAAATCCATTTACGCCGCGTTACAAGGCAAGCATGACGCCTACGTAGGTATCCGCGTTGCATCGATGGCTACGCCGTGTTACGTCTACGAGATCACCGGCGCAACACTTGACATGAGTATTGGTGGAGTTGCTGCCAAGAACCATTGGACAATCTCCGTGGAAGTTCAAGCAATCGGTCACAGCGTTGAAGACGTTACGGGATTAGTCGATGATGTTGCTTCCATCTTTAGCGGCCCAGTAAATGATGTAACCAACCTATGCAGCATGGTGCTTTCAGAATTTAGCGTTGCGTTCTCTGTTGAAACACTTGATGACGGTCGCGAAGACGCGGCGCGTATTGGAACAATCTCACTTACCCTACTTGTCCAGGAGGACTAAAAATGGCAATCAATGCAGGTTACGGCGGTACATTTAATCTGACACTTCAAGGCGGTTCGAAAGCAGCATTCCCGGCCAAGAACATTACTATTTCAGTTAATCGCGCTAGTCTTGACGTTACTTCTATTGCTGATTTCCAAGAAAAGCGCGCACCGGGACGATTTGCCCGTACTGCTAATTTCGATGTCATGGCTCAAAGTGGTTCAACGGATAACGCGATTCGTAGTCATATGAATCCGACTACCGTTGCACTTGCAGTAGCGGTTACTTGCACGCTGGAATATACAGATCAGGGCGGTACCGTCTATACGATCATCGGTCATTTGACCAGCGCCACGCGAACTGATGACGGCACCGGCCCGGGAATGTGGTCTTTGAGTCTTGAGGAATTCTGATGCCATTTGATTTATCACAACTGATTGCCAAGCCGCGAACGGTAAACGTGCCTGGCGTTGGTGTTGTCATGGTTCGTGAACCAACGCTTGCAGACTATGCAAACGCTTCCACGGATCCCTATTGGTGGGGCGCTTGCGTTACCTGCACAGACGGTAGCCCGTTCGTATTGAACCACGCCGAACTAGGAAACATCCGCGCGGAACTCTGCTCGGCTCTGCTGGAGGAAATCAATAGACCTACGCGCCCTACTCAAGCGCCGAGCGCAGGCTCTGGCGCATTGCAGATGGGGAACGAAGGATGATGATGCCGGCAGGAATCGCCGCGACCGAACTGACCACCCTTGAACGGTGCGAATGGTTGCTCACGGCGTTGCTAGTGAATGCCACGAACCAACCGCCGCAGCGGTGCATTCCTTGGCTAAAGGCGGAACACTATGGCAGATAAATCCATGAAGGCGGTCATCCGCGCCGAAGTAGACCCGTCGGGCGTCATTAAGGGCGTTGCGGCTACGAATCGCGAGTTGGAAAAGTTAAACAAGAAAACTAGCGCCATTGCGGTTGGAGCTAGTTTCAGCATGGCCCAGCAAGGATTTGCAATTCTTGTTCAAGGTTTTCAAATGATGGACAGACGCATGTCCGAAATGACTGCGCAAGCATCGCGATTTTCTTCAGAAGCACAGCGCGGAATAATGCGAACCAAGATGCTCGAAAACCAGCGCGAAGTGTTTATGGCGAACACGTTCGGCCTTGATGTAGCCGGTGCAGAACGTGCAAAGCGGGGCGGCATTGAACGCCGAGCACTGACGGATGTTTCAGGCGGCGCTGGTCAAATAGCATTCTTTGAAAGCCTAAAGCAAGACGCAATGTCTTTCGCAAATGATTTGATGGCCTCCGCAGCGCAAGGGATCAGCGATCCAGGCGAATTCTTTAAGGCTAGTTCCTTTAAGGATCGCTTTAAGCGTATGGAAGGCTATATGCCTTTCCTGAACCCCGATCTTTTGGAACGCCAACGACTCGGTCAAGGCCAAGTTGGTGTTGATCTAACCGGCATGGGTCAAATCGGACAGAACATGACCGCCAGATATTCCGACAATAACAGCAGGGATGTGCGCGTACAAAATGCAATTATTGATCAAGAGAACCTTCGTTTGATGCGTCAACAAAACAAACTCTTAAAGGGTGATTCCTAATGGGTAGTTTCAGCTTCATCGAACTTGCGGGCAGTCGCTCCTACGAACTGGCAACGGTTCCAGCTGAATCATCGATGCAGATCGTTTACCTGGTGAAGTGGACTTCCACCGGTACTGAAGTTCCGACCGAAGCGCAGCTGATTGCATTCTGTCCGCAACCAAACATCCGCATTGATTCGACCATCTACGGCAGCGATTTCTATCTCAAGACCATGGTGGTGCGCACGGTCGACATTCAACCGATCCGCGAGCAGGCGTACCACTACCGCGTGACCGTCCGCGCCAGCACCCGCCGCTTTGGTCTCACCGATCAAACGGACTTCTGCCAGTGCACCCGCGCTACCGTTGTCCGGTCAACGGCGCTTTATCGCAAGGGTGCAGCGCTTGCTGCCGACGGCACCGTGACTTTCTCTGGAGCCGGCGATATCGGCGGTACGAAGGTTGACAGCAACGGCAAGGCGAAAGCCTATGACGTACCGCAGCAACTAGTGACGATTGAAACGCAATACGACCGGACGCTTCCATCAGGTACGCCAGCAGCGGAGCCACTTTGGTCGGCCTATACGTCCTACGTTGGTACGCGCAACGATGCCACCTTCCTTGGAGCTCCGAAGGGATCGATGCTGTACCAAGGCTTTCAGACTGCGCCAATCGACTCAAACTACTACCGAATGTCTCATACCTTCTTGTATGACGCCTGGTACCACCTTGAGCAGATCCCGGCGCCGAATCCGACCGGCGAACCGATCTTGGTTGCCGGCGTGACCATCGGCGGTTTCCCGATCCTGCAAGTGGACAAGGTTGTGTACCTACAGAAGTACGACAGCTTCACCAATTTCAACAACATCATTACCGCATCACAGTTGCTTGCCTTGACTAACCCCGAACCGCTTGCTATCGCCTAATGGCAATTCATAACCCCGTATTTACCTCGAACCTTTATGGCGGCCTCAGCAGGCACGCCATGAATAGTTTCGCGCAGGCAGTACGGCAAGTGAACGCCAATTCAGAAGGCGTGACGTTTAGCCAGGCGCAGGTGTTTGAGCGTGCGCCAACCAAGTCTGTCTTGGTCACCCTGGAGACTGCAACGGCAATTTCAGGCGCTGCCAACCGATGGACGTACGCCGTGAAGATATGGTTCCCGACTCCCGTAGCCGGCGGCGGCATCACGCTTCCAACGGGTGACAAGAGCGGCACGTATGCAGCGGCAATCAACCTCCGCGAGTGGCACAACACTTCCACGATCGTTGACGGCATGAACATATCAATTGCGCCGGCGGCAACCGTGGGCCCAGTTGGTTCCATCTATGACTCCGGCACGGCTTCATGGCCGACCGGGCAACTGTCCGCGAAGGTGGAACTACACGTTTGCTATGACAGCAGCGGAGCGGTGTTCGCGTACTTCGATCGCCCCAACCCAATCAGGTGCACCTAATGGCCAACCTAACGCTTGTAACTCCGATCCCGCCCCAGGTCATCTGCAAAGGTGAGGTGTTCGCCGTCTCGATGCACGTGCACGATGACGGCGCCAACTTCCACTGGACGAACGCAGGATTCACTCCGAAGGGCTATCTCACCGTGGGCACGGTCACCGTGCAGGGCACTGGCACAGTAGTCAACGCTGGCGGCGGTACTGCCACGGTCGCGTGGACTGCCGCGCAAACCTTGACCGTAGACGCCAATGCTTGGGGCACCATCGTGCTCTACGCCGACCCGACATCCGGCAGCGAGAATCGACACATCGCGACCATCTTCGCACGCATCACAGCAGAAAGCATTCCGTAACCATGTTTACCTCCATGTTTCGGCGTTCCATGTTGGGTGCGAGTACAGCAATCACCGCTGAAGTTCTGGTAGTCGCTGGTGGCGGTGGTGGTGCTTCGACCGGCGGCGCAAGTTATGGCGGTGGCGGCGGTGGTGCAGGTGGGGTTGTCTACACAGCTAGCACTACGCTGACCGCTGCTTCTGTTTACACCGTCACCATCGGTGCTGGAGGTGCGGGAGGTGCAACAGCATCAAACGGATCTGCTGGAACTAACTCATCGTTTACAGGATTGACTACCGCGGTGGGTGGTGGTTTTGGTGGCAGAGGAAACAGTTCAGGAGGTAACGGAGGAAACGGCGGCAGCGGTGGAGGCGGTGGCTATGCCGGAACAATCGGAGGAACTGCTACTTCTGGTCAGGGATTTGCTGGTGGAAATTCAGGCGCGGACGCATATCCATACCGTGGTGCTGGTGGTGGCGGCGCGTCTGCGGTTGGAGCAAATGGAAACTCAGCAACGGGCGCTGGCGGCGCGGGCGTTACATACATCGGCAATACGGTCGGCGGTGGCGGCGGTGGTGGCCGTACCGCAAGTGCCAACGGTGGTACTGGCGGTGGTGGATCCGGAGGATCGCAGACAGTAGGAACTCTTCAAGGGATAGCCGGAACCGCAAACACGGGTGGCGGTGGCGGCGGTGGTGGTAACGACGGAGGATCAAACTCCGGAGTCGGTGGTACTGGCGGTTCCGGTGTTGTCGTGATGAAAATACCGACAGCAAGTTACACCGCAACGGTGACCGGATCACCAACCGTAACAACTGACGGCACATTTACGATCGTCAAGTGGACGGCAAGCGGGACTTACACAGCATGAAATACGCAGCACAAATTATCGACGATATGGTGGTTCAAGTCATCGTTACGCCGACGCTCGCGTGGGTGCGCGACAACCTTGGCGGCGAATGGATTGAATGCAAGATGGACGGCAGTATCCGTGGGTGCTATCCGGGCCCCGGCTACTCGTATGACCGAGTGAACGATCTCTTCGTACCGCCTCCAGCACCGCCCGAAGATCCATGATCCACCTTGCGCTATTCATCCTCCTGATCCTCAGCAGCGGATGCGCTTCGCAGACGGCCTTGATATCGCACGCCGCGACATCGAGCGCCGCAAGCGCAGCGGTAGCACGGGCGCACCTGATCGCCGCAAGCGCAGAGCTCGACAGCATCGAGGCGCAAGCGAACGCGGTTCACCAGGCGATCCCGTATGTCTCAGATGACACCCATCCCATTTACAGCACATTGACCTACATGAGCATCGGCGC